TATCGCTTGGTGTTATACCCTCAATTATAAATGTTTTATTTATACTACCATTATTACTATTACAGCTCATTATTAAAGTATGTTACCAATTAATGTAAAATCACTATCGTTATTATTAGTTCTTGTTATTTCAATAAATATTAAATCATTACCACTAACGATAATTGGATTTGTGAAATTAACACCATTAAATACAATAATATTATTAACCTTAATTAAAATATTACTTACATTTGTTTCATTAACTAATGAAATAAACTTTAAATCATATTCAGCTTTAAATGTAAATGATGTTGGTGAATTCTTTTTAAATATGAAATTATAAGTTACAGTATTTTGAGTTGTACCTGGGTAAATTTTAAGTTTTACTTTAGGTGTATATTCCATAATCTCAGTTACAACTAAAGACCTATTAACCGTTGGTATAACTTCAAAATCATCCTCATTTAATATATAACCATATAACACTAATTCATATGGTTGAACATAAAATCTTCTATTTTCAAAATCATCAATATTACTCTCATCACCAATACTTTCCAAATGTATTGGCATTGGGTGACCATTTACCCTAACATAATACTGTCTAGATTGAAATGTTAATTGAACTAATTCATTTAATTTATTTAAATCCTTCATTCTATTACAAAATAACCTAACTTCATATGTTAAATCAACTGAAGTTGGTTGAGGTATTTTATACATATCCACACCTCGTCTACCACCTTCAAATGTTGGTACTTTCATATATGTATAAGTCTTTCTACCAGGAATATTAAATAAACCAGCTTGGTTTCTACCAACTTGAGGATTAGGTAATCTAACTATTGTAATAAATGGCATTTTAATATCTTTATATTTATCAGTAAATTGCCATGATTTACTAAATTCTGACCATCTTTGTAATGTTAAAAATATTACAGGGACTTTTTCACCATCGATAACAATTGATAAATCTTTCTCAACAAAATCTATAAATGTTGAATCAATATCTTCATATTTAACACCTCTAGGTAAAAAAGTACCTTTATGGGTAATATCATCCAATATAGACTGTCTTTGTTCAAACCCAACTTTTTGTCTAATTAAATTAATATCTTTCCTAAATCCTTTTGGTACTGCGCACATATTATTATAAATATATTTAAATTCCACGGAATTCATTAGCATCTATTGCAGCACAAGTTACTGTTCTAAACGCACCTTTATATCCTAAAATAGTGTGAGGATTATCGTAAATTTTCTTACCATCATTAACCACACTAAAATATCTTATTTCACTTTCATTAACAGCATAACCAACGTAATCACCATAACTCAAATCAATTTGTTTCTCATTTAATTGAGCTTCATATATGGAAAATATTAATTGACCATCTTGTAAATATCGTAAAGACCCAGAACCACTATTATATGTTTTATTTTCTGGTGCAGATAAAGATGGTGAAACCTTTAATTCAATTGGTGGTAAAAATCTAATACCATCCATAGTAGATTCACCATACAAACTATCTGAAGATGTTAAAGTTCTATCAACTCTATATAATATTATAGTAAAATTACCATCTTCCTCTATAGCCTCTCTACCCATCTCAATTTCAAGATTAAAATCTTCACTACTGAAGAATTTATTATTTCTATTAATAGGTATGATTCTAGGTCTCGACATATGTTTTTATTAGATAAATATTTACAATAACATAAATGAACAGTTTAATATTGATTTTTATTAAAAATTAAATATATTTAGTAGTATTTTGATTTATAATAACGATAAAATTAAAATGATACATTAAATTTGATTAATTTAGAAGACATAGGAGGATATTCAGCCATCTCAAAATTGAAAGATTATGAGGGTAAGAATCCATATATTAAAAAATTGAAAAAGAGACTATTAAAAGATGGTAAATTATCTTTAACAGAAGCTCAAAGTAAATATATTATCGATAATATCGATAAAGAACCAATACCAATTAATAAAATTGTACCAATAAGTGAATTTTTAGGTGAATCTTTACAAGAAAGTGAAGGTTTAAAATTCAAACCAGAAAGAATACAAATTCTTTACATGCTTGCTGAAACTGATAAAACATACCATGTGTATGCTAAATTAACTAAAAAGCAAGAAAAACCTGGTATGTACTTTTTACCAAAAACACAAGTACTTGAAGACCCATATTTCCAAGATTCAGATATTGATATTGATTTTGAAAAATATGAAAAATTAGACCAATTCCAAAATTGGGATGGTACTACTGGTAGAAAAGTTCTTGACCACCAAAAGAAAGGTATAAAATTCTTATTAACTAGAGATGGTGCAATATTAGCTGATGACATGGGTCTTGGAAAAGCGGAGTTTGTTGAAAATAAAGTATTCACACCTAAAGGTAGACAAAAAATAGGTGTTATTAAACCTGGTGATTATGTTATAGGTTCAGATGGTAAACCAACACTTGTTGAAGCAGTATACCCACAAGGTGTTAAGGATTTATATAGGGTTACATTTAATGATGGTTATTCAGTTTTGGTTTGTAAAGAACATTTATTTACTGTAACATCAAATAATGGTAGTGTTAATAATAGAAATAGAGAAACTAGATATACAACACTTAGTGTAGAACAGATGCTTGATAAAGATTTGGAATTAGAACAAATTGGTATTGGGTGGAATGAAAAACGACCTTATAAGTTTAAGACTTATTATAAACAATCTAATGGTCAAAATAAATGGCAAATACCAATTGTTAAACCAATTCAATTTCAAAATAATGATAAATTACCAATAGAACCTTATTTATTAGGTTTAAGTTTAGGTGATGGACATATTAAAGATAAAAAGGTTATGTTCAGTGTTCATAAAGATGATTTTGATGAATTATTTGTAGATTGTGAAATAACCGAGAATAAGGAAATATTAAATATCAGGAGAGGTGTAATTTATCTTGGGGAATCAATCAAGGAACTAAAATTAGAAAATACAAGGTCTCATAGTAAGTTTATACCAGATATGTATAAGTATTCTAGTGTTGAGGACAGACTTGCTATTTTACAAGGTCTTATGGATACTGATGGTCACTGTATGAAATCTGATAAAGGTGTATTTATGGGTACTGAATATTGTACAGTTTCTGAACAATTAGTTGATGATGTTGCAGAAATAGTCCATTCATTAGGAGGTGTTGTTAGAAAAAGTTCTAAAATAGGTTCTTATAAGAAAGAAGATGGTACAAAGGTTGAATGTAAAAAAGTTTACAGACTAAATATTAAACTACCAGAAGGTATGAATCCATTCAGACTTAAAAGGAAAGCTGATGATTACAACACCCCAAAAAAATATAAGGTTGGTAGATACATAAAGGATATTAAATTAGAAAAACAAGGTGAGGCGGTATGTATACAAGTTGCTGCTGATGACCATTTGTATGTTACTGAACATGGTATCGTTACTCATAACACATACCAATCAATTATTGCTGCATTAGAAAGTGGTGCTAAAAAAATATTAATAGTTTGCCCATCTTCAGCTAAAATAAACTGGGAGAGGGAAATAAAATTTCTTCAAGAGGATAGTGTAGCGATTGTTAGTGGTTCAAGATGGGTAAGTGCAAAATTTACAATTATAAATTTTGATATACTTAGAAACTTTCACACATTAAAAGGTGATAATAATGATGGTATGGAACCATTAAGAGATTTAGTTAATAGTAAATTTGATTTATGCATTGTAGATGAAGCACACAATTTAAGAAACAAGAATAGTGCTAGAGGTGCAATTATGACTGAATTATGTGTTGATTATGGTATTGATAAGGTTTGGTTATTATCTGGTACACCAGTAGCTAATAGACCAATGGATTTTTATAACTTATTAAGGTTAATTAAATCACCATTAGTTGATAACTGGAAGTTTTACGCTCAAAGATATTGTGAAGGTAAACAAATCACAACTAGGTTAAAGAATGGTAAACTTAAAAAAGTTTGGATTACAAATGGTGCCTCTAATTTAGATGAATTATCTATTAAAACTAGAAATTTATTATTAAGAAGAATGAAAAATGAAGTATTAGATATGCCAGATAAAACTGTTATACCTAATTACTATGAATTGAATAGTAAACAAATGAGTGAATATGAATCACTATGGGAAGATTATTTAATTGAAAGAAAAAAACAAAAGAAAAAAGGTGGAATACAAAGAGATTTAGTTGAGTTAGGTTTGTTAAGAAAATACATCGCAATGCAAACAATACCTCAAACTATTGAATTGGTTGATGAAATTATAGAACAAGGTCATAAAGTAATAATCTTCACTTGTTTTACCGATGAATTACGTGAATTAGAAAATCACTATGGTAAAAATTGTGTAACACATTTTGGTGAAATGAATAGTAAAGATAAACAAAGTTCCGTGGATAGATTTCAACAAGATGGTGGACCTATGGTATTCATTGGTAATATAATATCAGCTGGTGTTGCAATCACTTTAACTAAATCACCATATGTTGTATTTAATTCATTTGATTGGGTTCCTGGTAATTCAGAACAAGCTGAAGATAGAAGTTATAGATTAGGTCAAAGAGAAAATGTAACAGTTTATTACAATTTGTTTAGTGATACAGTTGTGACAAAAATGTGGTATACATTAAAAAGAAAAAAAGATATAATAAATAGAATAATGTCAGCAAATGAAAACATGTCTGATGTTATTGAAAACGTTGTAGATTACATAATAGAAAATAAAAACGAATAACATGGTTAGATTGTATGGTTTTGAAGGTTGCCCTTACTGTGATGAATTAAAGGGTATGTATGATGAAAATAATATTAATTATACATTTGTTGATGTAACATTAAAAGAACATGAAAGAGAAAGTAATAAAATTTTTGAACTAGCAAAAGAAGACAGTGTTCCTATTGTTTTGGTTAATAAAACGATATTAGCACCAGATAGTTCATTTAAATCAATTAAAGAAGCGTATGATTTAACTATGAAATTTTTAAAT